GGAAGTAATGAAGTTTTTTCACCCACTTGATAACCCACAGCTACGCGTCTTAAGTCTTGGCGCGGGGGTTCAGTCGTCTGTTGTTGCGCTGATGGCGGATCAAGAAGCCTTTGGTCCAAAACCTGACGTTGCAATATTTGCAGACACAGGGTGGGAGCCACGTGCTGTTTACGACCACTTGGAGTGGTTAACAAATATGCTAACTTTTCCGGTAGAGATCGTCAGTGCAGGTGATATAAAAAACGATATATTGCACGGCGAACGATTTGCTTCGATTCCATTCTTTACTGGATCAGGTGGCATTGGCCGTCGTCAGTGCACACGAGAATACAAGATTGATCCGATCCAAAAACGTGTACGGGAGTTGCTTGGTCTCAAGCCACGGCAACGCAATCCCAAAGAAAAGATTGTTGAAATGCTAATTGGCATTTCGCGGGACGAGATCCAACGCGTAAAAGAGAGCCGTTGGGAGTACATGCACCATCGCTTCCCTTTGATCGAGCACAAGATGACACGTGAGGATTGTAAGCAGTGGTTTGCCGAGCGGTATCCAGACAGGCATTTACCACGGTCAGCCTGTATTGGCTGTCCATATCATACAGATCATGAGTGGCGGCATATGCGCGACAATGACCCAGATTCGTGGGCCGAGGCCCTAGAGTTTGACGACGCGGTTCGTGACTCACCTAAACGCAAGGGGATGGAGGATCAAGTATTCCTGCATCGTCAGCGCGTACCACTTCGAGAAGTGGATCTTTCAACGCCTGAAGATCACGGGCAGTTGAGTTTCTTAGATGAATGTGAGGGGATGTGTGGCTTATGAATAGGAAACAGGTCTTGGCGAAAGCCAAGATGTTAATCAACAAAGATCGTGACTACGAATACGGGGACGCGACCGAAGCGTTTCGGGATATCGCTAAGATTTGGAATGTTCTTATAGATACCGATTCAATGGATCCGATTTCTCCACAAGATGTAGCGATGATGATGATCGCCATGAAGCTAGTGCGAATTAAGAATAAATGATCACTGGGATTCGTGGGTGGACATTGCAGGTTATGCGGCACTTGGGGCAGAAGCTTCGGAAAAAACAAACTGGCTTACATTTGGAGAGCAACGATGAAAAAACTACCAGAAAACTTTGACTACGCATGCATTGGCATTTCATTTGGAACACAGCTTGGTAAAAACAAACTGGTCTATGACGCGGAGGTGATTGTCGATTTGATCATGACCTCAAGCGAAAGATCCGAGGGCCAAGCTTGGGAGTACTTTTGGGACGAGTTCGCACCCGAGTATAGCAATTTTGCGATATTCATGATTCCGGGTGATATCGAAATCATTATGTCGGAGTGGGACGATGCCTAAAGATAAAAGCACAATCAACTTCTTAGAACGCCTAGAAATGGACATGTTGGAGGTTGATTGGTGCGCCCCTGAAGTCTTCCCTGACCTCACCCAGTCCAATTACATCGCTGTGGACTTGGAGACATGCGATCCTAATCTCATGACTCTAGGTCCCGGCTGGGCTCGGGGCGACGGTTTCATAGTAGGTGTTGCGGTCGCCGCCGGTGATTTCAATGCCTACTATCCAATCGCGCATCAGGGCGGGGGTAATCTTGAAGCGTCACGCGTAATGAAGTGGCTCAAGAAGCAAATGGCAACGCCAAATATCCCCAAGGTTTTTCACAACGCAACGTATGACCTTGGGTGGTTGCGCCATGCAGGAGTAGCAGTCGAAGGCAAGATCATTGATACGATGATCGCAGCGCCTTTGCTTGACGAAAACCGGTTCTCTTATTCGCTGAACAACTTAGGACGCGATTATTTGGGCGACAGGAAAAGCGAAAAAATGCTACGTGCTGCCGCTGCAGATTTTGGGATCGATCCGAAAGCGGAAATGTGGAAACTACCGGCTAAATATGTGGGACAATATGCAGAGCAGGACGCCGCACTGACCCTGAAGCTTTGGAATCATTTTGAGAACGAACTTCAGAGAAATGAGTTGACCTCAATCTTTGAACTCGAAACCAGCTTGATTGCTTTGATGCTTGAAATGCGCTCACGCGGAGTACGAGTCGACGTTGATAAAGCCGCGCAAACAAAAGTTCAACTAGCCAAGCGAGAGAAAGAAATTGCGGCAGAGATTAAGCGGCAGACGGGAATTTTGGTTGAGCCCTGGGTGGCAACAAGCGTGGCCTCAGTCTTGGGACACTACGGAATTGAGTGCTCAAAAACGGATTCGGGCCAGCCGTCGATTACCAAGGCGTTCTTGCAGGCATGTCCTCATGAAATCGCGGGACAGATTCTCAAGCTTCGAGAACTGAACAAAGCAAACAGCACCTTTATTGACTCGATTCTTCGGTACGAACACAACGGCAGGATTCACTGTGAATTTAATCAGTTGCGTTCAGACGAAGGCGGGACAGTGACTGGGCGTTTTAGCTCGAGCAACCCAAACCTTCAACAAATCCCCGCACGGGACGCGGAGATTAAGGCACTTATTCGCGGCTTGTTTATTCCTGAAGAGGGAGAGAAGTGGGGGTCGTTTGACTATTCGAGCCAAGAGCCGAGGTTATTGGTCCACTATTGCTCGATCTTAAACAGAAGCACTCGGTTCAATACACGTGGTATTGACGAGATTGTTGCCGCATACCAAGAGAGTGACGTGGACTTTCACCAGATGGTTGCGGACATGGCAGGGATTAGTCGTAAGGAAGCGAAGACAGTTAATCTGGGGATCATGTATGGGATGGGGCAAGGGAAGTTGGCAAATACGTTGGATATCACGGTACCAGAGGCGAAAGAGCTATTGGATACATATCATAGTAAAGTGCCCTTCGTTAAATCCCTCGCCAGTGAAGTCTCCAAACGAGCCCAAGAACACGGACAAATCAGAACCCTCTTAGGGCGGAAGTGCCGGTTTGACATGTGGGAGCCTGCAAGCTTTGGCTATAACAAGCCAATGAAACTGGAAGAAGCACAAAAGGAGTACGGCCCCAACATTCGTCGGGCGTTTACATACAAGGCACTGAATAAATTGATCCAAGGTTCAGCAGCCGATCAAACAAAGAAAGCGATGTCTGATTGTTACGCCGAAGGGTTGATACCACTGCTGACAGTGCACGACGAACTGTGTTTCTCAATAAGCTCCGAGGGCCAAGCTTCGCGGATCAAGGAAATTATGGAGACTTGTGTTCCGCTTCAGGTACCAAGCAAAGTGGATCAGGAATTGGGGGAGAACTGGGGAGAGGTGGGGTAAGGCCATACTCTTCCATGCACTCGGCCCATGAGTCGTATTCAAGATTTGGATGAATAAAGTCATGAGTTTTGTAGCGTTTCGTTTTTACCCCTTCAAAACGAGAAACGGGTACAAATAGTACCCGTTCTTGTGGAATCCCTACTAAAGCGACAATGTCGCAGTCCGTCGGCTCTAATGGTTTTTTGTTCTGACCACCTTTCGAGACGCAGAACTGATAACCGGGGCTCTTACTGTTGCCCCCGTTTTCTTTAATATTACTGCCCTTGACTTGAATGCGCCAAGTGTAATCGTATGCAAAAGCAACGATGTCTGAAGTTCCGAGGTTCACGATCTCCGCTTCGATGCCCATCTTGGACAAACGGAGAAGGCAGATCAGCTCGCCGATCCGCCCCGTTTCGACTTCTTTCATGGTCAAAAATCAGATGAGTCCTCACCTGTCTCCATCATTTCGGCAAGCCGTGATGCACGAAGGCCAACCTGCTCTGCCCAACGGGAGTCCATCATCTGGTTTGAAGCTTCCATCCAATCGCCAGCTTCAATGGCTGCAATCATATTCTTGAACTGCTTGAACCGAGGCATACCAAGATTAAAGACCATGTCGATCACAACGCGTTGGCGAATTGGATCTAGATCCGCGTACCAATCAAAGGTAGCGACAAGCTCATCTGTAGCAATGTTCACATCGTTGTTAAGGATGTAATCAATTTCGTCATCAGACAGACCACGTTCCTCGATGTTGCGACCGACGCCAATGGTTAAGTAACCGGCGGTACATTTGTATGGCTTGTGCTCCACGCCTTCATGCAATCGAAGTTGTGTAAAAAGTCTTTGACGGTCCACTGTAAACCCCTCATCTTCCAAGTGATTGTGCTAAAGCTCTAGTAGCTTGATCTGGAATCAATATAGAGCTTGTAGCGTCGCTGACCTGAGATCTTGTCGGCAAGTTTAACCCAGTTACTGGTGCAGTGACAGCACGAGTTAAAGATTGCGTAGCCGTCGGAGCAATCTGTGCCTGCTGTGCCTGCTCCTCATCTTCTTCTTCTGAAGGTCTTGCAAAACCTTGCTGACTCAACTGTGCGGTTGTTTCCCAAACCATTTCTAATGCTCTGCCAAGTTCATCATATGGCACCCCCTGACCAGGGCGAACACCTGTTGGTCTTGTGATCAACTTTAAAAATGGCTTACTACGCAACAGCATAGAAGCGCCTTTTATCGCCCCTGCTGTAGTCAAGGTCACGAGAGGCGCAGTCAACATTCCAACAACCCCTAAAGAGCCTGCAATTGTTGCAGGAGCAAGAGCTCCTAATCCTTTAATAGGTTCGTTGGACAATGCTCTTGAGGCTTTAGCAAATTCTTTTAACCCGTCTGTTGTCTCTTTGCCAAACATGGCGATCAGGGTGTCATCTCCGTAAGCTTTAAGTGCGGTCTCAACAGCCTTGGCATTTGCACCTGTCATTAAATCGGTTACAAAAGTTTCTGCTGTGTCGTCAGCCTTACCAGAGACCTGCAAAATTCTTTGAAGCGCTAATGACCTGACATCCTCCATAATTTCTGGCGGCAAAATTTGTTCGGCTTGTTTTATACGTCCTGAATTATTTTTCATGAAGATCGAATCCACGACCTTTTCAATATTTCCGTCTTGTACATGCCGTGATATTTGATTGAGTAAAGTGCCACCTTTCATTTGTTCTTTCTGAGCTTTTATTAAATCATCAACAAATTTTCGTTGTTCGGCTATCGGTAGACCCATCATTCGCGAAAGCTGATCATCTGTTAATCGAGGAGATACTGTGCTTAAGTCTGCGAGTAACGCTTGAACAGTCTTGTAGTTTTCCTTGCCAAACAGAACTTCTCCTGTTTCTCCAAGTGACCTAAGCTTTTCAGAAATCTTAACAGCGTTGTACCCTTCTATTGGTCGACCATTATCGCCCATGCCTATGATAGTTCTTGAACCTGGGTCTCGAAGAATTATTTTTTGAAGATAGTCCCGAGCCATTGTAGTGCGAACAGCTTCCGTAATAGCCACGCCTTGCCCACGCGCAGCAGCCACATCATCTGCAAAGCGTTGAGCTTCTCTTAAACGACCCTCAAAACTTTGACGGAGTGGATCATTTTCAGGAAGACCTTTAACAAGGTCTCTCATAGAGCCTACTCTGCCCCCACCAAGATCAAGCTCAATATCTGGCACAACATCATCTAAAGTAGTGGGCCTTTCTACTGCTTCTCGACCGGAAGGAACAACGGTTCTTAAAAACTTCTTAAGACGAGTGGCGTCACCTGGAACAATCAAGAAACCTTCTTTTAACAATTGTCTCGGCTCAAAATTACCCGGTGCTTTTTTATAATCCGAAAATAATTTTTCCGCCTCTACTTGTCTAAACCGCTCTATACCTGCACCGTATAGTTTTTGAGCCTTACGGAAAGTGTCTAAGCCCTGAGCAATCGATTCTACTTCTGCACGCGGAATGAATTTGCCATTAGGTCCTATTACGCCACCAACTTTTGGCGACCTAGCTAGACGAGATCGAGCAAGAACCTCTGCTTGATCAAATGACTTGTCTATTGCCTTAATCAATCCATTGATCGCTGTTTCGTCAGCTGCTCCCACTAGTTTAGGGTCGAATTCAGAATGCTTAATTGCAGTACGAATTGCATTGGCGTCACTTAAAGTCATGTTTTGATTTTTAAGTTTAACGATAAAGTTGTACAGTTCGCTGTTTTTAAAATCAATAGATTCTTTTCCTATTGCCTGTGCAGTTGCCACCAAATTTGCAGTCGGAAGAAACGCTCTTTCCTTACCACCTAACAAGTCATCTGCTCGGGCGTATAAACGAGAAACATCTTCATCAAAAGATTTTTTGGCGACTTCCATCGCTTTGACGACGGCCAGCCCAGCCTCGCCTTGTAGTTGATCTGGAGTGTCAAACATTTTTAACAGCTTACCAATCTCACGATCAACGGTTTCTTCAAGAGTGCGATTAGCCTCTTTTACCATGTCGTCGGTTGTGCCATAGATGTCTGTAATAGTTTTGTTTAAAGAGTCGAGGAGCGCGTCTTTGTCAACATTAGACTTAATCCCAGAAGTTGTTTCTAAGTCGTCGATATATGCCATCAAGGCTTTGGCGTTTTGTCTTGCGACACCCTCATTAGGAAAAACACCTTCGTAAATTGCTTGTAGTCGGCCAAGAATAGGAGAAAGATTTGATGCTCGAACAGTGGGAGATCCTCCAAATTCAGTTACAAGATTACGGCTCAATGTTCTAGCGGCTTCCGCTTCTTCACCTCCGGGTCCTTTTATTATTCTTCCAAAAGCAGAACTAATAGCTCGACCGGCGCCCTCTCCAAGCCCGCCCAGTAAAAACTCAAAACCAGTGCCTCGTACTAAGTCGTCACCTGTTTCACGACGAAGTCCTTGAGCATACTCAAAACCCTCATCGACTAAATAACCAAAAGCTGAACCTCCGCCAGCAAATAGCATGGCGGGGATCGTTCCATATCCGGATGCTGCCAGCGATGCGGTGATACCACCAGCCAATGGACCACTAGCTTCGGAAAAAAACTCAACAACGTCCTGCTTTGTGAAGCCCTCTGCTTCATCTAATGCGCGAAGGCCAGTCCCTTCAATGTTGTATCTTGCTTTTGTCTGATCGGACACCTTGTCCAAATCAATAATTATTTCGCCTTTGTTGTCCTGCAGAATGGCGTCGGACCCAAAGCCTGCCCGGTTTAATCGTGCGACTTTTTCTGCATAATTATCCCCCCGCGCAACAAACATTCGCAACGGGATGTCTTTAACGCCTGTGTCATAGTCTACGGCTGATGGATCAATGACTGGCTGACCTTCTACAGTACCAGAAGGAGCCACTTGCGGAGTAGTCCCCGCAGCTCCTGCACCCTCTGTTTGCCGAATATATTCTTTAATTTCTTCTAACGACGCAGTAGCGAGATCTATTTCAGCACCTTGCTGTTGTGGTGAGCCAAAAAACTGACGATCAATATCCGCCATTTCTTGAGGTGTGGGCTGATCTCCCTCGATCTCAACATCTACAACACCTTGTGGTGTTTCAACTTTGATGATAGCCACTACTGCCTCCTGTACACACCATCGACCAAAGCGAAAGGTGGCTTATATTCAGTGTCTCCTTCCAGTTGTGCTCTTGCAGCCTCTGGGATGTTTAGTGTGATTTCTCGGCCACCCCTCAATGTGTAACCATAAACGGCACTTTGAGCTTCAGCAAAAGCTCCAAGAGCGTTTCTTTCTTTTTGATCAAGTGTTGTTAAGACCCTTTGAAGACGACCGTTGAGGACTGTCTGAGGGACGGTAACGTAAGAAAACGCGCTCTGTTTCCCCTCTATGTTTTTGTACAAACCAACAATTTCATTCGCAAGAGTACGGTCGATATTAGATACGTTCTTTGACCCCTCGCCAAGAAGGTCTTTAAGTAATTTATTGGCAACAGTGGTCATCTCAGCATCGTACTCAGCTTTAGATGTATATTTTTTATCAGGCGTTATATCAAAAGCTGCAAAAGCCTGACCAACCAAGCCGTTAAAAGCCGCGTTTAAACCTGTGATCTCGCCTTTCGCGTTTCGGATAATATTTCCTTCAACAAGTTCTCGTAATTGGTTCGCGCTCTCAAACTCTGTTGCCGCCTCTCGTACATTTCCAGTTATCTTTAAGTACTCTTCTGACCCCATGACACCGTCATTAGCGGCTCTAGCGGCAGCCTTAAGCGTGGCCGTCTCATTGTCTTTCAAAGTTTTAAAAGTAGATGGAATTAATGCACCTTCAGGAAGACCAAACTCTAAAATCTCCTGCGTAGTCATCATGAAATTCTGATCTTTCTTATACTTTCTTCCGTTAGGTAATTCGCCATCTTCCGTAGCTACAAAATAGTTTGGCGTTTTCCCTGCGCGTTTTTCTGCGCGGGCTTCGGCACGTTGAGTGCCGAGTTCTTTTAGACCGTATTGAAGGCCAGCAAGTTGAACCTGACGATCAAAAGCATCTCTATCTTTTTTATCTTTAATCAACATATCCGCACCATCGGATAGAGCAGTTGCTATATTGGTGATAGCATTAGGACTTTGACCGGCAGCCATTGCAAAACCAATCTTGGCAATCGCAAGACCACGGTCCATGCCTTTGTACTCAGGTGCTTTTTCCGTAAACTCGGCGATCAAACGATCAAGTTCACCTTGCTGTAATTCTTTGTCCCCCGAAGCAACAACCTCTTGAATTCTCTTCTTCTCTTGTTCAATACCTGTGGTAGCCGCGACGTCTGTAGACAATGTGTCCCCTGTATCTAAATTCTCTGGAACATTACTCAAGTCTACATTCGACTGTGATTTCTGTTGCCCATCCTGCTCCGCGAGCCGTGCTTCGAGCTCCTCTCTTGTGGGTGCAATCTGCGGTATTGGAGATACATCTTCTGGACTAGATGTTAGCTTGCCTGAAGTAATGTCCTTGGCTCTTTGAATGTCCTCTGCGGTCATGTTTCCTGCGGCATAGTTTACTGAAGGTGGTGCTAACACATCGGGCTCATTGCCTATAAATCCTGCGTCATCAGTGGCTCCTGTTGTACGAGGTGCAGGCACAAATGCAGTATCTGGTACATCAGACTCTGGTTGACCAAACTCGTTTGCCATGACCGGCTGAATGGTTGCAGGTGCAGGCTGAAACAGTGACCGGAACTGATCCCCAACACGAGAAACCATCGTGTCAGAATCAGAAGAAAAATACTTGTTATAAAAATCGGACAGCGCAGTGCCCATCGTCGATGGTATTCCTTGTATATTTTGCACGGCCTGAGCGTTAAGACCGGAAGGAGTTACATAAGGAGGTGCTTGTCCAAAGGTGTCAGGTACATCGGCAATTCCAGCATTGATAGCTCGTTGCCGTTGTAGATTAATTTGAGCCTGTTTCGCTCGAGCAATGGCAGAGGGTGTTGTTGGCTGTCTGTAACCAACACCTGGAACGTAGCTTGTTGATACGCCTCCACCTAAGTTAAATTTTTGCACTGTCTGCATTAGCTGAGGGCTGGAAGACATGATCCCGCCCATTTGATTCAGCTTGTTACGAGCCGCACGGCCCCTAAACATTTTGCGATTCGTTACGCTCATTAGGTCAATCCCAGTGCGCCAAGGATGCCTTGCTCACCAAAGACACCCGCTTGTGACAATCCGGCCAAGCCGGTACCGATACCTGCAACTTGCGACACCATAGACGGTGACGGGGCTGTTTTTGCTGTGAGGGTTGATTGTGTTGATGGCACACCACGGAAAATATCCGACATAAAGCTCAGGCGCTGATAGGGCTCCATCTGCCGTTCTAGCTCTGTTGCACGCTGTGCTTCAAGCATCGACTGTGCTTGCTGTTGCTCTAACCCACCAAGTGCCAACAATGCGTTAACGTCACGCTGTCCGGCGGCCTGTGCAGATTCGCCCAATGCGGCCTGAGAAACACCCGCTCGTGTCAAACCTGTACCTAACGCACCAATGCCCTGACCTAACTGGCCAAAGATTTGAGCACCAGATTGCATACGTGCCATCTGATCACCAAAGGCCTGCTGTGCCTGTTGTTGCGCCGACTGGAATCCTGCAGAACGCAGTCCTGCTGTTGTCCGCGCAAGCTGATCTGCTAAATTACGTTGTAGTTCCTGCTCGGCAATGGCCTGCCGTGACCCGCCAAACGCCCCAGACTGCACGGCTCCCGCACCAATACGCTGACGCTCGATGTCGCCCTGACGTTCAATATCACGTTGAACAGCCTGTACGACATCTTCTGTGTACGGATCCATGAACGCTTGATATGAACGAGGGTCATAGGCACCCAATGATCCCGCAACTAAAGGCGCACCACTCAGTGCAGTACCAACACCGGCCTCAAATGTGCCGACACCAGAGCCAAGCGTCGCCTCGCCTGCTTCCATCATCGGAGCATACGCACCAATACCCGCGCCACCTAATTCAATAGCACGTTGTTGAATATCTGATAACGGAGCGACCTGACGCTCTGGAATGAATGTCGGCTCACCTGCTCGCGCCGTTGTTGAC